TGATCCACCAGTACCACCCCCTGTTCCAGTTTCCACTCTTAAAGCTGCATCATTTTGAGTTGTTAATTTCGTCCATCCTGTTGGAGCATTTTGTTGTCCAAATATCGCAATTGATCCAGATGGAGTTAAACGGTCATAATTGTATTTATCGTTATCTGCAAGATCCTCGTCAAATTCGTCAAAATCTATTTTTTTATTATGAATAAAAGTATCGGTTATGTCCGTATAACCAGAAGAGGTGTCTTTCGTACAAATGATAATATCGATATAAGTAAGTGTTATATTTGTCAATTGAGCCGTTAAACTTCCACCGTGATTATGATTTCCATTTAGCGTTGATGTTCTTTCATCACTCGCCGCTCCGAATTCCATCAGGTCATAAGTTTCTGCGCCACCTCCAGTTGGAATATTTTGGAATCGACCTGGAGAATCGACTTTTACTCTTGCGTAAATTAAACCATCAGCATCGCTTATTGTGTCATATTCTTGATGGTGATAATGAGATTGAGTGTGATAATGTGTGCCGCTCGCCGATATTGAGTTTGTATGATTAAAGTTATGGTTCCTGCAATATCAAAAGATCCTCCGGTTCCACCACCTGCCCCAGAAACTACTCTTAATATTTTCCCATCCAATGCTGCTGTTATATCTTTGGTCCAACCCGTTGGAGCTGAGGCTTGAAAAAAAGCTGTTTTCGTACTTGTAGCCCAACCATTATCTTTTAAAAAATCATCATTCTCAGCCAAAGTATCAAGTTTCGATGCAAAGACAGGATCTTTATAAACGAAAGAACCGACTAAACTTGTATAAGACAAATTCTTCCTCCATTGGATCGTCGTCCATCGGACAATTGTCCGTTAAAACATTCTATAATCCGGTGTTTCTGTTGCTGCGCTTCCAAAATAAGCGAAAAGTTTATCCATATCCGAGGCAGTATCATAATCATCAGACTGCGGACTTAATCCGTCCCCCTCATCCGCCTCAGAACCGATAAATCCAAAAAGAATGTCTATGGAAGCATCTCTCCTAATCCTAAGATCGACTCCTTTAGGTTGACTATCGAGATTGATTCGAACAGTTGTGACTTCTCCTATTTCTTCTGAAAAATTATATTTCGTATCTGTTATTCTAACCAAATCACCGATCTCCGTTGTTATTGCATCAAGTCCCGTTGTGAGATCGATATTTAAAACAGGTTCGGAATATCGAGCTACCAATTTATTCGAGAAATCTTCCGCATGTGAACCTCCGGTTGAATACCAATGAGATTCAAATTCAAGACCGATTTCTTTATATTTCCCAATTGAAGTCGAATCTTTTTTTACATAGAGACCATCAAACTCAATATCTCCGTCTGAAAAATTCCACGAATCTGTCTCCTTGAATTTTACAGATACTGCATTGATGATTTCATCGACATTTCGAATATAACCCAATAAACTTATTTTTCTGTGATCTCCAAATTCTTTGCTTGGTATTCCAAAAGAAGGAACATAGGCCTTTATCTTGATACGACCATCCTTTCCTGAATAAAGAGAACCAAGAACATGGACCAATAAATTCTGAATGAATTCAATCGCATCCGTTTCATAAGGAATCATACCGGTCAAATCAAGTGTATTGATGGCATCAATCAAATCTATGAAAGTATCAAAAGAATTATAATCGATAGTCACGTTGGCGTCGCTTTGCGTTCTATCAAAATCTAGAACGAAATCTGACCATGCTTCCTCTGTATCCGAATCCCAATTATAACCTGTCAGAATCGACCATATGATTTTCCCCATATTGAGAGTCGTCCATTCTGGGTATTGGTTTGTTGAAAATGTGATTGTATCGTCAATAACCCAATTTACACCGCCAGCCTTTATAGTAAATTTTATGCCACCTGCTCCCGTCCCTGTCGAAAATTCAGTTCCACTCGTCGCCGTTCCAACATTGCCGGAAACAGATCCAACGACTGAAAAGGTGGCCGTTGAATCTCCTCCCCCTAACGTACAAGTTAACGTCCAATTTTCGTTTACTGTTTTAAAAGGGCGTGTCTTTATGACATTAATTGTTCCATTCCCCGTATTTGTCGATGTCACGACAGGAACTTCATCTGCTGGATGGGAATGGAGAATTTGATCCATAATACGCCACATAATATCACGACATCTAAAAGTAACAATAGATTCTTGATTGCCCATCACCAATTGATCAATATATCCCACAGCCTGAGTTTCGTATGATGTTGTTCCATCAGGAAGAATGAATCCGAGAGAGACTCTTATTCTTGCGCCATGGTATTGTTTATCTTCAAGGAAAGATCCAGCTACATATTCGGAGAAATTATCATCGTGATTGGCTAAAATAATATCGAAATTTCCAGCTTGTATTTCATCTGGCGCTCGTTCTTTGACTTGTTCAAAATTCGCGCCTGATAAATAATAATCAGTAATATCTGTTACCGTTCCGGTTACTTCTATAAATTCTATTTTGATGATAGGTTTTGAATCTTGAAGTCGTCTTGCTTCGGTGTTGAAATGAAAAGGAGTATCGGTTCCATTGTTGAGGCGTGTAGAATTGAGACCAAAGGCATTTAGTTTGGCTGTCGAACCTGCCATGGCATTAATTAGGAATCCTTAAAAGTTTATATCCAGCTCCTCCTGAATCAGAGATCCCGACACTAACACGTTCCTGCGTCGCATTGTCGTTATCATAAACGAACATCCTCGTATTTCCGGCAACTGCATTATTATCAAATCCTCCTGCTAATAAACCTGCGGCAGCAATATAAAATCCTCCCGTTGCTCCCAAATAAGCACCTGTGTCGAGATCATTAAAAAAAGCTAGACTTGGATTTGTTACCGTCCCATTTAATACAGCAAATCTAGCACTATCAATAAACGCTGGATTGGTTCCACCAGTCGCAAAACTGATACTATCACTTCCGCCATAGAGTCCTGTATTTAAGTCCGCACGAAAACTGATGCTGGGATTTGTCACTGTTCCTGCTGAAAAAGCGAACCTGGCATTATCGACAAAGGCTCTTTCTGCTCCGCCAGTTACAAAACTAACACTGTCCGTTCCTCCCACTAATCCTGAATTGGTATCTGAATTAAAAAATAATCCTGGATTGGTGACGGTTCCGACGGGAATCCCGAATCCAGTTGTTTTCCATTGTGTTATCAAAACACCGTTGACAGCCATGGCAGGATTTGAAACAGCAGGAAGATAGAATCCGGTTGCTGTATCAGTCACCCATGAATATGAAGGATTTGTGACAGTACCGGCGACATTTTGGATACCAGTGCTGCTTGATCCAACCCATGCACCATTAGCGTCGAGTTGCCATCGTAACAAAGCATTGGTTGAAAAATTTATTGTATTGGCTACAGTTCGAGAAAGTCCCGAATCTAAATCATTGGCCCAAGAATAAGCGGGCGCACTTACGGTTCCATTAACTGCTTTTAATTGTGTTGCCCCGAGTCCGATTCGATCACTCAAATTTTGAGCAATAGCAATCATTTCTTCAACACTTCTATTGTGATGGTTGGCAATCCAATAATGATTGACTGCGTCATTATCGGAATGGGTTGATGCAGTTGTGCTATCCGCCCCACGCGTGCAACCTGTAAATGAAGTAGCCGTTTTCCCAGTGTATGAAACGGCTTCCGTTCCTATTGTGATATAACCAGTAGTAGGGAAACTGCCCGCATCATCCACATTAATAGTTGTATTTGAAGTTCCAATATCTCCATCAAGAAGAGTGGAAAGGTTATTGACAAGATTGCCGTAAAGTTGAGCCGTCGTCGGAACCGTAGTAGGAAATGATGCTGCCACAATTACACCTCCGTGAAAGAAAGTCTGCCCTCATAAAGATCGGGTCTTCCTGCTGCAACCATCGTCATATCTGGATCTTTTTCAAATTGAACCTTCCAAATATTTTGAACCGTATCAGTTTTATTTGATTTGTATGTAGCCAAGAAAAATGTTTTTATTTCCTCATTGAATCTTTTTAGAGCATTGAATTGATTGATCAAGATATAATGATTTCTGCTTAAGTCCATTTCAATCCTTCCCTTGACTGTGAGATATTCTGATAAAAGAGTGCCCAGCCGATTGCGGGTTGTTAGTCTCTGCATTTTCTCGTTTGTAACTTTATAAAGCGGGAATAAATCGAATGTGTATATATCAGTTAATGCATCAGGATCAATCAAAGCCCATGTATCCGAACTCAGGGTAATATCCGTGCTTCCTGCCGTATTAAGCCAATAAGAACCCACTTCCTGCCATTCACTCCAT